CAACAGTTGTTTGGCAACAACGATCTATATGCTGATGCTACTTTAATGGTACTTAATAGTAACTATCAACATAACTTTGACATAGTATTTGAAGATCTGATACCTACTGGGTTGAATGCACTGGAGTTTAATGCTAGTGTAGATGGTACAGAGTATGCTACAGCAAGTGTATCTTTTAGGTACTTGGCAATGCAAATAAGAACTAAGGAGACATCAGAACGTAATAAGCAGTTAGATTAATGAAGGGTTATACTAAGGAGGACATCAAAAGGATCTTAGGATCCTCTTGGCCTACTATGCCTGAAGACCATGAGACTGGTAATCAGTTAAGAAGAAGGAAAGGTAATGAGATGAGAGCAGGGAAGAGACCTTACCCTACATACCCATCAAAGGAGACGAGGATAGCAGATACTTCAGGTAAGTTTGATGAGAATGGACAATACATTTACCCACCAGGTTCTGGATTTAAGTACAAACAGTGGTTGTTAGATCATCCAGATTCAGCCGAAGCAGCATCCAGCACAAAAGTATCATGAGTGAAGTAGTACATTCAGTTAATATAATGATTGCTATCTTACTTGTTGCAGTAGGTATAGTAATCTACTACATATTTAAGTACGATGAGTTTTGGCCAAATGGGAGCGATGACACCACCAAGCAGGAAGAGCTGCTACAATTTTCGAGTGATAGAGATAGTGAAAGTACTTGATGGTGATACCATTGACGTTACTATTGACCTTGGTTTTGATCTATATAAAAAAGAAAGAGTGCGTATAGCTGGTGTTGATACTCCAGAGAAACGTACTAGAGATCTAGAGGAAAAAGCACTTGGAATCGACGCAACAAACTGGCTTAAAGGTAAGCTCGAATCTGCTATTGAAGGTGATGACGACTTGGTTATTAGGACTGAGCTTCATGGTGGGGTCGGCAAGTATGGTAGGCTTTTGGGTTGGCTATACCTTGGCGACGCAGAGTTGTCACTCAACGAACAAATGATTACGGAGGGTTATGCTTGGGAATATGATGGTGGGACTAAACAGAAAGATTTTGAGTCTCTACGTGAGATTAGGAGAACGTTTGGGACATTGGTCGAGTCTTAATCAAACATACATAGATTCAAAAGGTAGAACAGGCAGACGTTTATATGCTGACTGGTTAATACCGACAGAGGAATATGAGCAAGCAGGCAGAAATTTATCTAGGTAATCCTAATCTTAAGAAGGCTAATGTTGCCTATGACTTTAGTCAAGATGATGTTAAGGAGTTTGTTAAGTGCTCCACTAATCCTGTATACTTTATAAGAGAGTATATTAGAATTGTATCTCTTGATGAAGGTATAATACCTTTTACCATGTACGACTTTCAAGAAGACATGGTAGAAAGGTTTCATGAACATAGATTTAATATTGCTAAACTACCTAGACAGTCTGGTAAATCTACAATTGTAACCGCATATCTACTATGGTATGTACTCTTTAATGATAATGTAAATGTCGCAATCCTCGCAAACAAAGCAGCCACTGCAAGAGAAATGTTGGGTCGCCTACAACTTTCTTATGAGAATCTCCCAAAATGGATGCAACAGGGTATTGTCGGATGGAACAAAGGGAGTCTGGAGTTGGAAAACGGAAGTAAGATCTTGGCTGCTTCTACTTCTGCTAGTGCTGTTCGGGGCATGTCCTTTAACATTATATTTCTGGACGAATTCGCATTCGTTCCGAATCATATTGCAGAGCAGTTTTTTAGTTCTGTGTATCCTACTATATCTTCTGGTAAAAAAACAAAAGTTATTATTATTTCTACCCCTCATGGGATGAATATGTTTTACAAACTCTGGCATGATGCGGAGCGTAAAGCAAACGAATATATTCCTACAGAAGTTCATTGGTCTCAGGTTCCTGGTAGGGATGAAGTATGGAAAGAACAAACTATTAGAAATACTTCTGAACAACAGTTTAGAGTTGAGTTTGATTGTGAGTTCTTAGGATCAGTTGATACTTTAATCTCTCCTAGTAAATTAAGGATCATGCCATACGATGATCCTATTAAACAAAATAGAGGTTTGGCAGTATATGAAGATGTTAAAGAGGAGCATAATTATATTGTTACTGTTGATGTATCACGTGGTATTGGTGGGGATTACTCTGCGTTTTGTGTCATGGATACAACTACATTACCGTATACTTTAGTTGCGAGATATAAAAATAATGAAATTAAACCTATTATATTACCCAACATTATAGTTGATGTAGCTAAGAACTATAATGGTGCTTACATATTATGTGAGGTAAATGATATTGGAGGACAGGTAGCAGATATCATTCAGTACGATTTGGAATATGAGAATCTACTAATGGCTGCTATGAGAGGAAGAGCAGGGCAACAACTAGGACAAGGGTTCTCAGGTAAGAAGACACAACTTGGTGTTAAGATGAGTACTGCTGTTAAACAAGTTGGTTGTTCTAACCTCAAAGCGTTAATAGAAGATGATAAATTAATCATTAAGGATTACGATACTATTGCAGAACTAACTACATTCATTCAAAAAGGACAATCATTCCAAGCAGAAGATGGATGTCATGATGACCTTGCTATGTGTTTGGTAATGTTTGCGTGGATGGCTATGCAAGAGTACTTTAAGGAGATGCATGATAATGATGTTAGAGCTAGAATATATGCGGATCAAAGAGATTCTATAGAACAAGATATGGCTCCATTTGGTTTTATTAATGATGGGCAAGAGGAAGATATTATTGTAGATGCTCAAGGAGAGAGATGGGAGATTGCGGAATATGGAGATGTTCAGCATATGTTAGACTTTAGGTGAAGATTCAAAAATATAAATAATCTTAGTTAACCGCTATCGGGATATTCATCGGAGTTTATAAACATGGCAGCCAATCAATCATCGCCAGGTGTAGTCATACAGGAAAGAGACCTGACGACCATCACCAGCCTTTCGACAGCAAACGTAGGTGTACTAGCAGCTCCTTTTGAATTAGGTCCTGTTGAGGAAGTAGTAGATGTTGCAACAGAAAAAGGATTAGTAGAATTATTCGGAGAACCAAACGAATACAACTATGAGTACTGGTTTACTGCATCACAGTATCTTGCTTATGGTGGTACTCTTAAAGCAATTAGAATTTCTTCAACTGCATTGAAGAACGGAGTTAATGCTGGAACAGCTCCTCTTATTAAAAATCTTGATGAATACGAATCTACATTTGAAGATGCTGCAAACAACTGGGAGTTCGCTGCTAGAACTGCTGGTAGTAAAGGAAACTCGATAGGAATATTTGTAACAGACGCTGGTGCTGATCAGATTGCAGTTTTACCTGCTCCTGGTTCAGGTAACGAGCATGAGTTTGTTGCTGACGAAGCTTTATCTGCTACCTCTGGTGCTGCTGGTAAAGTATTTAAGTACAGCATAGTTTTAACAGTTGATACTCTTGTCGGTTCATTTACTCCTGGTGCTACAACAACTATTAATATTGGTGGTTCAAACGAGACTGTTAATGTTCTTGCTTGGGATTCAACTACTAAGAAATTAGAAATTGGACTTCCTGGTGGTGGTGTTACTGGTATACTTGCTGATACACAAGCAATTACTCAGGGAACTAATAGTGCTGCAATTGCATCAAGTGGTATCGAGCGTCGTTTATATATTGGTTTAGATAAAGATAGCATATCTTTTGCTGCTTCTGATAGTGTTCAGGATACAAACTCTACTGCAGTTGTTGTAACTTCAGTTCGTGGTGAGTATGCAGAGCGTGAATATCTTCCTGGATTTAAGTGGGTTAATGTTGCTCCACGTCCAGGTACTTCTGGATATGCATCTGCTGCTGGTGGATACCGTGACGAATTACATATTCTTGTAGTTGATATTGACGGTAAGATCACAGGAAATGCTGGTTCAGTCCTTGAAAGATTTATTGGTCTATCTAAAGGAAGTGATGCTAAGACTTCAGTTGGTGAAGTTAATTACTATCCAACTGTACTCAAACAGCGTTCTAGTTACATTTATTGGGGATCACACGAAGCAACAGGATTTGCTGCAACTGGTACTGCTTCCGATGGTAACTTCGGACAAACTGTTGCTGGCCGTCAGTTTAACCTACTACGTTCATCTGGTGGTACTACTGACTATCCTGCTGGTTCAACAACACTTGGATCTAAGAACAACTCAACTTGGTACTATCGTTTAGCAGATGGTGCTGATTACACAGTTGCTGGAACAAGTTATTCAGTTGGTAACTCTGATGTCTCTAGTGCATATGATTTAGTTTCTGACCCTGAGTCACAAACAATCGACTTCATCCTTACTGGTCCTTCTGGTGCTGATGATGCTGCTGCTATTGCTAAGGTTACAGCACTTGTTAATATAGTTGAAGAGCGTAGAGATTGCATGCTATTCGTTTCTCCACGTAGAGCAAACGTTGTTGGTGTAGCAAACAAAACAACTGCAACATCAAACATTGTTGATTTCTTTGATCAACTTCCAAGTTCTTCTTATGTCGCATTTGATAGTGGATATAAGTACATGTATGACAAGTACAATGATGTATACCGCTATATCCCATGTAACGGAGACATTGCTGGACTTTGCTTACAGACAACAGAAGTTGCAGAACCTTGGTTCTCACCTGCTGGTTTCCAACGTGGTGGTATAAGAAATGCAATTAAACTTGCATACACACCTAATAAGACTCAGCGTGACACACTATACAGTTCAAGGATTAATCCAATAGTTGCATTCCCTGGACAAGGAATCATCCTTTACGGAGATAAGACTGCACAATCATTTGCTAGTGCATTCGATAGAATTAACGTTCGTCGTTTGTTCCTAACAATCGAGAGAGTAATCTCTGGTGCTGCTAAGTCACAACTCTTCGAGCAAAACGATGAAGCACAAAGAGGTTTATTCCTCAACATCGTTGAGCCATACATGAGAGATGTACAAGGTCGTCGTGGTGTAACTGACTTCTTAGTTAAGTGTGATGCATCTAACAACCCTCCAGATGCAGTTGATCGTGGAGAGTTCTATGCAGAGATCTATGTGAAGCCAACACGCACAATCAATTACATTACTCTAACATTTGTTGCTACACGTACTGGAGTAAGTTTCGGTGAAGTAGCTAACTAAATAATTCTGAGTTCGAGATGGATTCAAAATAGCGGAGAAATCTCCGCTATTTTTTTGTCTAAAAATATTAATAATAATAAATATAAAGGACTACGTAATTCAAGGATTTTCTATCATGGGAGCAATAGGTTCTATTGACCAGTTCAAAGCAAAGGTAGGTGCAGATTTTGCCCGTCCTAATTTGTTCCAGGTTGATTTAAATTTTCCATCATTCGTTACTGGTACTAATAGTACTGACAATAATTCAAGTGCTGCATCACTTAAAGAACAAGGTAATCTGCTAGTTAGAGCAGCAAATTTACCATCATCTCAAATAGGTATTGTTGAAGTTCCTTTCAGAGGTCGTGTTCTTAAGATTGCTGGAGATAGAACATTTGAGCCATGGACAATCACAGTACAGAATGATACTGGATTTGTATTGAGAAATGCCTTTGAAGTTTGGCTTCAAAAAATTCAGGCATACAATGAGAACTATACTACATGGTCTGCTGGAAGTAATGCTGATGCTAGTGCTGACAAATTAAATTATTTTGCTGATATGTATGTAACTCAATTAGCAAGAGATGCTAGGAGTGATGGTGGATCAGGTGATGGTGGTACATCAGGTCATAAAGGAATTAGAAAGTATAAGTTTGTGAATGCTTTCCCAAGTAACCTTGCTGCTATAGATTTAGACTTCGGTAACAACGATGCTATTGAAGAGTTTACAGTAGAACTACAAGTCCAATACTGGGAACCTGTAGCTCTAGATGACTAGGGTTTTGAAACTCGTCTAAATAGTAGAAGGAACAATAAGTTTTAAATAATGTCGCAACTCTTTGGATTTAGTTTAGAGAGGGCAAAGAAGGTTCCCAAGGGGCCTTCTTTTGTTCAAAAGGATAGTCTAGATGGATCACAACCTATCGTAGGCGGTGGTTACTATGGTTATTCTGTTGATTTTGATGGTACGGTTCGGAATGATTATGAACTCATCACTCGTTATAGAGAGATGGTTTTACAACCAGAATGTGATAGTGCAGTTGATGATGTAGTTAACGAGACTATCTGTGGTAATTTTGATGATGTTCCTATAGCAGTAGAGCTATCAAATCTAAAGCAATCAGAAAAAATTAAGAAGTTAATTCGTGAGGAGTTCGATGAAATCCTACGTCTTCTTGATTTTGATAATAGATCTTACGAAATCTTCCGTCGATGGTATGTTGATGGGAGACTTTTTTATCATAAGGTAATCGATCCTAAAAACCCTAGAGGTGGAATGATCGAACTTAGATATATCGACCCACGTAAGATTCGTAAAGTTACTGAGTATGAGGAAAAGAAACCTGGTGAGTTAAGAGGTGTTGATCTTAATACCCAACTTACACAGAAATCAGCATCCTATTTCTTATATAATCCAAAAGGATTGAAGAATAGTACCAACCAAGGTATGAGGATTGCTCCTGATTCCGTGACATATTGTCACTCTGGTATTCAAGACCTTAACAAGAACATGGTCTTGTCTCACTTACATAAAGCAATTAAGGCAGTCAATCAGTTAAGAATGATTGAAGACTCTCTTGTTATCTACAGATTATCAAGAGCACCAGAAAGAAGAATTTTTTATATTGATGTAGGTAATCTTCCCAAGAATAAAGCGGAACAATATCTACGTGAGGTAATGGGTCGTTACAGGAATAAACTTGTATACGATGCAAACACTGGTGAGATCAAGGATGACAAGAAGTTCATGTCCATGTTGGAAGACTTCTGGTTACCTAGAAGAGAAGGTGGAAGAGGAACTGAAATTACTACATTACCTGGTGGTCAGAACCTTGGAGAACTAGAAGACGTTAAGTACTTCCAGAAGAAATTATACAAATCACTCAACGTTCCTAACTCAAGATTAGAGACAGAGACTACATTTAACATTGGTCGTGCTGCTGAGATCACAAGAGATGAGGTTAAGTTCCAGAAGTTTGTCGCAAGATTGCGTAAGAGATTCTCTGAATTATTCGTAGATCTTTTAAAGACTCAATTAATCTTAAAGGGTATTGTTACTCTTGAAGATTGGGAGGAGATGAAGGAGCATGTTCAGTTTGATTATATCGCTGACAACTACTTCACTGAACTCAAAGAGATTGAAATCCGCAATGAGAGACTTAATGAAGTTGCTCAAATGGATCCTTATGTAGGTAAGTACTTCTCTGCTGAGTATATCCGTCGTCAAGTTCTTAAGCAAACTGATGTTGAGATTAAAGAAATCGATAAGCAGATTAAGCAAGAGATAGCAGACGGAGTTATTATGGATCCTATGGCAATGCAAGCATTGGAAATGGGATTAGGGGAAGACCCTATGACAGATGGAACCGCATTACCTGCTGAAAATGGTGCAGCAAATGGAGGTTCGACAGCGGACCCAAAGTCTAGTATTTCTTCTGGTGATCAGAAGAGAGCTGAATTTTAATAAATAAAACTAACGTGGGAATTATTATGCCTAGTGAAATAGCAAATACTATTGTAAATCACATCTTTAGCGATGAGAAATCTAAAGCAATTGATGTGACTAATGACGCTTTGAACGCAGCCACTTATGATGCAATTCAAGCAAAGAAAGTTGAGTTTGCAAAAGAGTGGGGTTTTGACCAAGATCAAACTGGTCAAGCTGCTGCCGATGAAATTGCGGATAAGGTCTTTGATGGTCAAGAACCACCAGAGGTTGCACCTACTGCAGGTGAAATAGCAAAGCAAGAAGCCGAACAGGAAGAAGTTCCTGACCCACTACCACCAAATACTGCGGTGGTTGATTCTATCGAACCTATAGAGGAACCAACAGATGAGACTAATAGCTGAAGAAATAACCGAAGTTAATTTTATAGCTGAGGAAAAAGAAGGTAAAAAGTCACACTTTATTGAAGGTGTCTTCCTTCAGGCTGAGATAGCAAATAAGAATGGTCGCAAGTATCCATTTAGAACACTCGAAAGAGAAGTTGCTAAATATGATGAGGCACACATTCGCAAGGGTCGTGCTCTCGGTGAGTTAGGACATCCAGATGGACCTTCCATCAATCTGGATAAAGTTTCTCATAAGATAGAATCTCTTAGAGCAGAAGGTAATAATTTTATTGGACGTGCAAAGATTCTTGATACACCTAACGGAAGGATTGCAAAATCTCTTCTTGATGAGGGTGTAAAACTTGGAGTCTCTAGTCGTGGTATGGGTTCTCTTAAACAACAAGAGGGCGTTAACATAGTACAAGATGACTTTATGCTTGCAACTGCTGCTGATATAGTAGCAGATCCATCAGCACCTGATGCTTTTGTTGATGGAATTATGGAAGGAAAAGAATGGGTTTGGGATAATGGTATACTTAAAGAGTCTGCTGTTGCTCAAATAAAGCAAGAAATTGATGAAGCAACTCTAATAAACTTACAAGAACGGAAGGTTTCCGCATTCAGTAAGTTTCTAAAGAGTTTGTGATTTATAAATAAATAAAGACAACGCAAGATTTAATCGGAGTTTAAACAAATGTCTGAGACCTCTACTAAAGAGCTAGATAATATGGAGCAAGTGAGCGAAGACGCAGCTACTGGTTCTACAGCAATCAAAAAAGGTGCTACCGCAGGAGAAAAAATCGATACTTCTGGGGGAAATTATACTGATATCGGTGGTTCTGATTCTAAATCAGAAGAGGGTGCTAAGGGTACTAAGAACCTTGGTGCATCTGCTGCTGGTTCAACTGCCAAAGAAGGAGACAAGTCTATTAAGACGAAGCCTTCAGATGCAGGCACTGGTAATGTAAGTGCTGGATTATCTGGAAAGATCTTTGACAGTGAGGAAAAAGATGGTGAAACAATCTCCGAAGAACCCAAAGAGGAAGAGACCACTGAAGCCAAGTACGACTTTAGTGAAGATGTTGACGCTCTTGTCGCTGGTCAAGAACTAGATGAAGAGTTCAAGACTAAAGCAAAGACAATCTTTGAGGCAGTCGTAACCCAAAAGGTTAACGAGGAAGTCAAAGCGTTGCAAGAAGCCTTTGAAGGCACTCTTACAGAAGAGGTCGAAAAGGTTAAAACAGAATTGGCCGAGAAGGTTGATGACTACATCTCATATGCAGCTAAGCAGTGGCTAGAAGAGAACACTCTTGCTGTGGAACACGGTGTTAAAACAGAGATGGCAGAATCATTCTTTAATGGTCTTAAAAAGCTATTCGTGGAACAGAACTTTACTGTACCCGAAGAAAAATTCAACCTGCTTGACGGCATGGCTGAAGAGTTAAATGATATGGAAACAAAGCTCAACGAACAGATCGACTCTAATGTCTCATTGAATAAGAGGATTGGGGAGTTTGTTAAAATGGAAATTGTGAACGAATGTGCCAGTGGACTTGCTGAAACCCAAAAGGAGAAGCTTGTTTCATTAGCAGAAGGGGTTGAGTTTGAAACTGAAGCAGACTTCCGCAAGAAAGTCGAAACTATCAAGGAATCATACTTCACTAGGAAGGCTGAAGTTGTTGCTGAAACAACTGAACCCACCGAAGAAGGATCTGCTCCTTTGGTAGAAGAAACCTCTAGTGGCTCTATGGGTAAATACGTAGATGCACTTTCTAGATGGTCAAAATAATTAATTAAACTACTACAAATTTTGGAGAAAAATGGCTGACATTAAACAACTCCAGGAGAAGTGGGCCCCTGTACTGAATCACGACGCTCTTCCAGAGATCGAAGATTCATATAAAAAAGGCGTAGTCGCACAACTTCTAGAGAACCAAGAAAAAGCAATCACAGAAGAAGGTCAAATCCTTAACGAGACTCTTCAGACTGTTGGTACAGGTGGATATGGTAGCGGTGCAACTGCTACAGGTCCTGTTGCTGGTTTCGACCCCGTACTTATATCATTGATACGTCGTTCAATGCCTAAGCTAATTGCTTATGACATTGCTGGTGTACAACCAATGACTGGTCCTACTGGACTTATCTTCGCAATGAGAACTGCCTATGGTAGTGAGAGAAGCCCTGCTTCATCTGACTTCCGTGAAGCATTCTTCAACGAGCCTAACGCTGGTTTCTCTGGTGGTGCTGGAACAGGTCTTTCTAACTACGACCCCAACGCTTCAGACGCAACTAACGACGCTCAAGGTAACAACCCTGCTGTTCTTAACGATAGTTCTCCTGGAACTTACGAGCAGACTGGTGATGCTACTGGAATGGCAACAACCACTGCTGAAGGTTTAGATGACAGTTCTGCATCTACTGCTTTCCGTGAGATGGGATTCAGCATAGAGAAAGTAACTGTTACAGCGAAATCTCGTGCGTTGAAAGCTGAGTACAGCATCGAGCTTGCTCAAGACTTGAAAGCAATTCATGGTCTTGATGCCGAGCAAGAGTTGTCAAACATACTTTCAACTGAAATACTTGCTGAAATCAACAGAGAAGTTGTTCGTACAATCTACGTTAACGCAGTAGAAGGTGCTCAGAACAATACTGCTGATGCTGGTATCTTTGACCTTGACGTTGACTCCAACGGTAGATGGTCAGTTGAGAAGTTCAAGGGACTACTCTTCCAGATAGAAAGAGATGCTAACGCTATCGGACAGCAAACTCGTCGTGGGAAGGGCAACATCCTCATCTGCTCTGCTGATGTGGCTTCTGCTCTTGGAATGGCTGGTGTTCTAGATTACACACCTGCTCTTAACGGCAACAATGCTCTTACTGGTGTTGATGATACTGCAAGCACACTTGTTGGTACTCTTAACGGACGCATTAAGGTTTATGTTGACCCATATTCTGCTAACGTAAGTGACAAGCACTTCTACGTTGCTGGATACAAAGGTACTTCACCTTATGATGCTGGATTATTCTATTGCCCATATGTACCTCTACAGCAGGTCAGAGCAATAAATCCTGACACCTTCCAACCAAAAATTGGATTTAAGACTCGTTACGGTATGGTTTCAAACCCATTCTCAGGTGGTCTTACCCAAGGTTCTGGTGCTCTTACAGCGAATGCTAACAAGTACTACAGACGTACACAAGTTGCTAACATCATGTAATTTGGTGTTATTAACACATAACTTTAAAGAGACCCTAAGGGGTCTCTTTTTTGTATAAATATCTCAGTTTGACCAATAATAATGACAAGTCTAATTGACCCAAGAAAATACTCCGATGCAGTTGACCTATTAAGGTCATTTTTTTTGTCGAAAAACTTTCTAGAAGTACACACCCAGAACCGTTTAAGTATCCTTGCTGCTTGTGAAGATCCAGAAACAGTAGCAACCTATAACTACGGTGGTAATATATGGCCACTACCACAGACAGGTCAGATGTGGTTGGAATATGAACTTCTTTCTAATCCTTCAGTAGAAGGATTTTTTTGTGTCTCAACTTCATATAGGGCAGAACCAAATCCTGTACCAGGAAGACATGAAACTATCTTCCCTATGTTTGAGTTTGAAATGAAGGGAGGTGTAGATGATCTTAAAGCAATGGAGATAGAACTCTGTGAGCACTTAGGTCTAGCGCTTGAATCTGATAAGATTAAGAAGTTTGATGAGTGGGCAGATGACTATAAGGTCAAAGAACTTGATCATGGACACGAAGCAGCAATTGGTCGTGGTATGATTACTGACTTCCCTGAGTGGACATCACCCTTCTGGAATATGGCAAGGAATAATGATGGTACTAGTAAAAAGATTGATGTAATCTTAGGTGGTATGGAAACTATTGGTAGTGCAGAACGCAGTACTGATAAGGAACAGATGCGTAACACTTTCCATACTATTTCTGATGGTGAATATGCTGAACTACTCTACAAATTATTTGGTAAGGAAAGAGTCGAGAAAGAACTTGAAGAGTTCCTTGAGTTCGACTTCTTCCCTAGAAGTGGTGGAGGGATAGGAATGCAACGTCTAATGACAGCCCTTTCATAGGGCATCATTGTGAGGTGACGAAACTGGTAAACGTGTCAGTCTGTTTAACTGATGTTCCTGGCGGGACTTGTAGGTTCGACTCCTACCCTCACAGTTTAAAAACATATTTAGAATAGATATATTTTTGGATTATGTCCCACATTCTAGATGAATCAGGGTGATCAGGTGCACCTTCATACATTACCTGTGTTGCACCGTGCAACAAAGGACCATAGACCACATAACTATGACCTGTAACCCATCCTATATCCGCGGTACAGAAATAAACATCGGTATCTTTTATGTCAAATGCCCATTTGTATGTAGAATAAAGATGAGTTAGATAACCACCAATCCCATGTAATACTCCTTTAGGTTTCCCAGTAGTACCAGAAGTGTATAAGATGTATAATGAATCAGTACTGTCAAGTATTTCTGCATCACATTCTTCAGATGAGTTTTGCATTACCTCATGCCAAAGCAAATCTTTTTCATTCAATTGTATTTTTTGTCCAGTTCTTTGATAGACAATCACGTTTTTCACAAATTGTACTGAAGATGCAGAGTCATCTACAATTTCTTTGAGATTGATTATCTTACCTTTCCTATATCCACCATCAGCAGTGATGATTATTTTTGATTGAGAATCTTCCACTCTGTCAGAAAGAGATTTTGAGCTAAATCCAGAAAATACGACGGTATGAATTGCACCAATTCGGGCACAGGCGAGCATGGATATTGGTAATTCTGGTATCATTGGAAGATAGATTGTGACACGGTCACCTTTTTTCACACCTAATGATTTTAGAACATTTGATAATCGAACA